ATGTGATCTCTGCTTTAATGCAGAATCACGTACTTGAGATGTATAAGGGTGCGAACCCCCAACATCGCACGACTTCTTTCTTTAGGAATCTCGTTGAGCTGCGTGATATCTCCTCGATCTATCCACTCATTAAGGGATAGTATCAAGCACCTCGCGCAACTGGATGCTTCCATTAAATCAATCCCGAAGGATGTACGCAAGTTCGTGATGAACTTGAAGACATCCATTAAGGACATCCCAAATGAGTACTTATCATACCATTTTGGGTGGAAGCAAACCTATAAGGACGTAATGGACTTGTTGAATGCACCACAAAAGGTTAGTAAACAGTTAAACCTGCTACTAGCCCGTAGTGGACAACCAACAACTTACCGCTCGAAACGAAAGTTCGTTTCTGGCAGTATGGACGTCCCTGGTTTCGACTATGACACCTATTTTTGGCATGACTTCGAAAAGTCTGTCTCGTCTAGAATAGACAGAGAGACCGAACTTCGTATGGTTATAAATACGACGTTCCGAATGCCACCACTAGATGTTCCTACTTTTCGCTATCAAAAAATGGCTGAAAAGTTGGGAGTGTATCCTCGTATCACGGATATCTATAATTTGACTCCGTGGACGTGGCTGGTTGATTGGTTTACTGGCTTTGGTAATTACGTCGAAGTTTTAGACGAAATTAACCACGACAGTTCACTTATCAACTGGGGCTTTTTGACAGCCGTTACGACTGGCAAATTGACCACACACTTTAAGTCGAAGACTACATCGACGAGAGATTACTCCCTTGACTTCGTGGCTAGTCATAGTGATATTAATACCACTAATGACCACACCTCGATTTTGGAGTTTAACTTGCAATTACGCAAGGACCTCTCAACGGTGCTTGATGTGAACAAGACTTCTGATCCGACGACACTGTCAACGTATCAGCAGTCCATATTAGGCGCTCTGCTTTCGCAGAAAGCCTCTTTTAAGCGTAGCCGCCATACCGGTGGCTAGGCACTATTCATATTGCAACAAGGAGTCTTCCATGCTACCAGATCCCGTAACTATCGCTGCAGCCAGTCCCACTCCGTCTCTCGTCTTTGCGACGGTGAGGTCGGATGGTTATGGCTCAGAGCGTGTGGATACTGGTGGTAACGGTTATACCGTTATCATCAATCACACAAAGGGTAAGACCGGCAATCGTCACTACGTCAAAATGACGCAGACGAAGAATGCCACGGACCCTTACTCCGGTCTGACCAAGAGCGTTTCTAGCTCTTGTTCTATCAGTATCGCACGATCTCCGTTCGGCTTTACCGACGCTGATATTATTGCGTTGGCAAAGGCTCTCACGGATTTTCGTGACGATTCTGAAGTTACGACAGCGAAGCTTCTTACATTTCAGTCATGAGAAGAAAACTTGAAAACACTTCCGTTGTGGAACGTGTTGGGTCTTCTTACCGTGCTGACTTGTTCGTTGCTTTCGTTATCCGTTCTCTATTTTTCACTGCTATCCTCGCCATGTTGGCGGTTTTAGCGGCTGGATGTTCGAGATCGGCTGGCGACCCAATTTCTTTGGGTGCTGAGCAGCGGCCAAATACGGCCGATGGTTTGGAGCTCGGAACTCGGAATAGTCTACCTCAAGGAGGAAACTATGAAAAGTCCGATTGTGCTCCTCGACAGTCTGTGGATGGACATCCACCGACTTGAGCCTGAAGTGAAAGGCCTTGATCGTGACTTAGTTACGATCAAGAAGAGGTTCGAAAATGAAGGTTATGGTTTCCTAGCCATAGCCTTACCGTCCTTATGTGCGGCCCTTGATAGGGGACTTGCATCTGGACAGTTCACCTGTCCCATGGGGTTTAAATCCCGTGGGAGAGCAATCCCTGAACTTTTTCAGGGTATGTTCTGTGAAGTTTTCGAACCGCTCACAGGCCTACTTAAAGAGAATGCGAATATTCGCATTACGAAGCTCCTTCGTCAGGTGCTTCTCCTCTTTAAGAAAACCCAACTCGGCGACGAGACAACATTCAGTTGGATATCGAAGCTAAGGAAGGTTTTTTCCAGTGTGATGCTTCATTGGCGGATCATATTACTGACCCAACGATGGACCATTACCTTGGAATTGTTTGTTCTTACATACTCAAAGATCTCAATTCCGAGTCTTTGAAAAGCCGTAAGTACAAACATGGGCCTGGTGCTGTTGTCGAAGGATTAAAGGGTAACCAGAAGTGGTTACACTTGGTCGATGCTATAAGGAATAATAGCTTTGACCTTCACGACTACGGCTTTGATGACTTTGAGGTTCTCCTAACTTCTTTGGAGGACCGAGAGCCATTCAACGTCGCTGATTGTGAACTTACCTTCGATACCAGAGCCTCTACTAGCACTGCTAGACTAATCTCGGTGCCGAAGAACTCGACATCAAGAAGGACAATTACTGTTGAACCTGCTGTTAATCAATTTCTACAGCAGGGCCTCAACATCGCGTTAAGAGATAGTATATCTCGATGCGCGATACTCAGTAATAGTCTAGCACTTACCGACCAAAGCTTGAATCAAAATCTTGCTTTGGAAGGCTCCCTTCTCGACAACTGGGCAACCATCGACTTGAAGTCTGCCTCCGATCTTCTTAGCGTAAAGCTAGTGAAGACCGTATTCAGACGCCATTCTACCTTTTTAGATAGAATGATGGATGCTCGATCTCCATTGATCCAGTCGGATGATAATCCGCCATGGTCTATGAAGAAGTTTGCCGGGATGGGTAACGCTCTTACTTTCCCAGTTCAGTCTATTTGTTTCGCGATGATTTGCATCGCCGCGATAACAAATACTGATTACGCGGGTAAATACCCGTCGTATTGGGCAGTAAAGCGTGCTAGTAGGCATGTTCGCGTATTTGGCGATGATATCATCGTCAGTAAGCGACATGCTCTTCAGTGTGTTGCCTGGCTTGAAGCGTTTGGTTTAAAAGCCAATCGTAACAAGAGCTTTCTAGAAGGAAGCTTCAAAGAAAGCTGTGGTGTCGATGCATTCCGAGGAGTCGACGTGACTCCCCTGTATGTACGTCACCGCCCAGATCTACCTTCCCGAGACCCTGAG